AGACTTTAAAAGTGTATCAGATTCAGATGGAACGCCCAAATTTGCGCGAGCTGTAGGCGCATCTGATGCTCCAGTGCCACCGTCCGTCAATGCTACGTCCGTTCCACCAGCTACGTAACCCCCGTTGGCGGCAATGTTCGTTGCGTCGGTTACGTCAGCCAATGCTTCAATGCCGTCGAGCTTGGTTTCGTCTGCCGTAGTGAATGATGCTGTCGTTGCATCTAAGGTTGCGCTGTGAGCTTGGACGTCTGTTCCAATTTCAACACCAAGGTTTGTTCGTGCTGTAGGCGCGTCACCTAGATCACTCAAGTTGGTAGACTTGCGAAGGAATAAATCTGATGCTACGGGTACTTGCTCGCTGGTGCTTCCGTCGGCTTGATAGTTTTCAATTAGATCCCAAAGCTCAATGCTTGCCGTACCTACGGGAATAATAACATACTCAGCCTTTGACCCATCAATGGTAACCTCAAGAACGCTTTGCTTACCGCTTGCGCCGTTGTCCCAAATATCAATAGAGAAATTACCACTAGCGTCTGTCTGCACAGAATCGGAGCTTTGTGCTACCGTAACTGTTGCTGCGGAATCTGTGCCAAGCTGAACTAGGCGGAAAGTTATCCACTTGTTGGCAAGGGCTGTATTATTAACCCCGTTAATTGTACCTGTAATTGTTGTTGTAGACATATTGATTTAAATTAATTTAACATTTCCATCTTTTAAGTGCAAGTGACTTACGGGTTGGCTTACCCTTGGAGTCTTTCATTGGTCCCTTTACCCCAGACATTCTAGCGCAGAATGACTTCTTTCGAGCTTTCCGTTTCCCCGTAGGCTTAGATTCAGTTACTGGGGCTTTTAAATTAGCCCCAGTTTTCTTTTTGAAGTGCGCCCTTCCAGCGGCGGTAAGACCACCCTTTGAACTTTTATGTTTTTTCTTCATTTATTTGACTTGCGAGGAACCGAAGTAGAACCCTACAATGGCTAATGCTGTCTGGCGGATCTCTGGTAGTATCACAAAACCCTGTACAGTGGACCATTCTAGGCGCTTGAATAGCCCTAGAAAGCCTTTGGATTCTGTTTGAATACTAACACCTATGTCCGTGAATGCAAAGACAAATGGGGCTATTACAATGGCAAAGATAACCGCCGCCGTAATTGCACGACGCATATATACACCACCCCGAGCTGATGCCTTGTCCGCTGATTCATCCGCTACAGTCTGACGGGCAATCATACGCTCAAAAAGACGAGCCTGATTATCAGCCTGTGCTGCGATCATTTTCATGACGAAGCCACTTACTCCCCCGCCTAGCATTGCTAATAGTTCTGGTGTCATAATATTATTTCTTAAAGATGTGCCACCAAGCGATGGCTAAGGAGGCTAGACCACCGCAAAGTAATGCAAATATACTAGCTAGTTCATTTGCACTTGAAATAGATGCAGTTATCTGAGCAACACCCAGTGTTCCCCATATTTTAAAATGTTCAAACAATTGAGTGTTCATTAGAAACGAATCTGGCAATGTTCCAGAGTTTCGGGTTGACGGCAATTAATAATGCCATTGCCACTAGGGAGAAAGACCGTTGCAGAAATGAGGTTGTGACCCTCCATTTTCTTCTCGTCAAAAATAGCTTGTGCTGCTTCTGCGTCTGCTGCTTCTGGTGTAGAATATCGGCTAGCTTTCCAAGCGTTAATTGCTGCAAGGGTTTCCTGCTGGTCAGCATTTTCATCGTAAATTAGATCCTTCAGTTCCTGTGGCATTGGACTTGGCTGCGATAGCATCCAGACTGAGTCTTTTAAATGTAAGATTTTGTTTTCCATATTATCCTAGGTTTACTTCGTTATAATTTGCATCTAAACAAAGGCGAACTTTGCCAGTTCCAGTTACTGAAAATGCATTAGCACCAAAAGTTGCTACTCTGCAACGCAGAATCACACCTTCATTGCTAGCATCATCTCCATTTCCAAAACTGTTAAAACCTCCAACGCAATTTTCAATCACTGCACCATTTTCAATTTTTGTTATAGATCCAGTGATTGCTCTAAAAAATCCATTGTTTCCAGAAGTGCAACCAATTGCCTTCCCAGAAAAGTAAGTTTCAGCATTTGAGAAATTTACAAACCCGAAAGAATTATTACCAGCAGTGCAGTTGTAAAAATTCGCCTGCACTGTTTTAATGCCACTTGTTTCATTTGTTCCGAAAAATGATTTATCGCCCGCTGTGCAATTTTTGTATGTTCCTCTAACACCAAACCCATCATCATCAAAATCTATTTGACTGGATGAAGCCGCAAAAGCCTTATCTCCTCCAACACAATTTTCAGTCACACCATTTTCATTTTGTTGACCATAAGAAAACTCACCTGACGCTGTGCAGTTTTTAATTGTTCCATTATTTAATGACCCAATATTACCGCCAAATGCTCCGCCTGTGCCAGTGCTTTTGCATCCTTCAATCAACCCATAATTTTCGACGCTCGACAAAAATGTTTGGGCTGAACATTCAATTATGTCTCCATAATTCTCTAACATAGAGAAAAAGCTACTAGAGTTTACGCCCTTAATGTCAGCATAATTACTGGTGATTGATATGTTTGATCTAACATTTGTAATCAACCCATAATTCTGATCAAGGGTAATGCCGTCAATCTGAATGTGATCACGATTACCAACACCAATGATTGAAACATTGTTGTCACCTGCTGCATTAATTACAGAAGAATAACTTCCAGACATGACAAGCAAATCAGCATATCCATACAAGCCACCAGTTGCCAATGCAACTGCTTCGTCATACTTGTCTTGGATGTTGTCACCATCGTTGCAGATAATTATTGAATCAGAGTTGTGTGGCACTTGTTGCTCAAGCTCATGCACGGCTGCAACATCAATGTTAGTAATTAAGCTGCCATCAAGTGCTGGATACTTGCCGTCTGCTGTTGCCACAATGGCGTTGTCTGGCAAGTTGCCCTTTGTTGCCCATACCTGCTCGATTGGTATTGTTTTTTGTGCCATATCCTTTTAAGTTATAGTAGTAACATCAAAACTAATATTATATATTCCGTAACCAACACCATCAACTCCAGTTATTCCAGTAATAAAACTTCCTGCTGTTCCAACACCCGAACCTGCAATAGTTACATTTTGAGCCCCGAAATTGTCAAAGGTAACAATGTTACTTCCAGTTAATTGAGGAGTATAGTTAGCAACACCAGAAGAAAAATCCGTTAGTACCACGGATGGTTTATTTCCTACTGGCATGAAATTAGCCCGTATAATACTAATGCTCTTGAGGGTAAAGCTAAGTGCTGGATTTAAATTAACTATCTCCCAAGTGATAAGTTCAGTTGAGTTGCCATTAAAAACATCTATCTTGTTTGGATTTCCCTGACCTACAACACCAATACTATCATTAGTGCTAGCTGCTTGAATAGCTGAATTAACTCCATTTCGACCGCCAATTGCACGAATCACAAAATTATTTGCAAAGTTAGCCGAAACAGTTCCCGTGTTATCGAAATTACTAATATCTACATCGGTAGTATTGTCGGTCTTGCTTACCGATACACTACTGTTGCCGCTGGAATCAATTGCTATATTGTGAATCAACTGACCAACCTGATAGTTAGTTCCGCCTATCACACTTGTTGCTCCGTGAAAGATAAGGTTTGACAATGCTAAAGGATCTGGGGTTGCATCTGGTCGAGCGCCACGAAATCTACGTGTTCCAACATTGCCAAAGGATCGTCTGAATCTAAAGGGCGCCATATTTACGTGACCGAGTTATCAGTCGAATACTGGGTTTTAAGTTGGTTGGTGAGGGCTGCAATGGCTCCGTCCCTGCTAGGCTTCATGAGCGCCCGCTCAAGGGCGTTGTTTACATCACGCAGGGCAATGGGGTTAAAGCCACTCTCGCTGTCCTGTGAGGCTCTGTAGGACCGTGCAGCATCATACGCCATAAACTCCGCCCACTCAGACGGGACTTCCGATATTGTACCAGATTCCCCGTTGCCGTACGTGTCCGTCCAAGCCTTTTTATAAGCTACATAAATTGTTCCCGTTACATTGCTTGCAATGCGAATGCCATTGCTGTCTGGGTACGCTGTGAGGGCAAGTGGATCTTTTCCAGACCATTTTGCTGCGCTCCAGTATGCGATAGCTTCACCGATCTCGGAAAGCTCCTGGACATACGGAGATAGGTCTACGCCTTGATCCGTAATCCATCCTGCTTCTGGTGGTGTGGCGTCTGCTCCATCGTTATAGTAAAGTACGTCACCTGGCTCATACAGCCAAGCTCCATCGCTCGTGACAATAATTCCCTTTGAGGTAATATAGACAAGCGAAGTAATCTCCCATCGAGATCCGTTCCAGCTGAGGTCGAATACTACCTGCTCGTTTTTTACGAGATTGTATTTTGGTTTTGCGTTTTTATCGCCATTGCGAACATACAAACCATTTGACGGACTGAATCCGCTGCCATACACGTTGTAGCTATCTTCTGTCGTGGCAATGTACCCACGAGCTGCCGTACGAGGCTCTAGCACTAGGTAACGCTCCCAGTAGCGGGATTCGTCGTAGATTGTTCGTGCCGCTGAGTTCAACAAGAACCCGATGTTGGTCAATTCAGTTCCCGAAGAGAAAGCTGCTCCAGCTCGTGCTTGAGTTAGCCCGATGACCTCATTCCATGTTCTTGTGTTTGCCATTAGTTAAGCCAATCTCCTGTAAGACCACGTTCCTTGAAGTCTTTCTGTTTAAATTTTAGGTAGTCTGGATTTACGAAGTCTGTGCCATCTATGGCTTTACATTCGTACTCCATCTCCTTCTGTTCAAAAACATCGTAGCAACCAGCAAAGTTCAAAACCTTGTTCTGACTCTGCTTGTTGCCACTATATGTTTTCTTCATGTACTGGCGCATCACTTCATCGCGACGCGCTCTTCCTGCTGGAGACATTAACCATTGACGACGAAGTTCCATCTTTGCCGCTAGTGCTGTTAATTCATCATCTGTTAATATCTTCCGCATATACTAATACTTCTTTTTAGTTGAACTTGTTGTTCCTTTACTTTCTGTACTTCCCTTGTGCTTGCATTTTGCTTTAGCCATCATAATATTATTCTTTCTTTAAAATTAAAATATAAGTAAAAGGGAGCGTGTCAAGTTTAATCGTGTCAAGTTTAATTGACACGCTCCCAAAATACTAACTAACTACGCTTCGTCGCTAAACTTAACTTTACCAAGACCATTTGGTCCAGATGTGCAAAGTGCATAACGAGTATCAACAGCGCCCTTATAAGCACCACCCAAGAAAGGATAGTTTTCGGACTCGATGCCTTGGTACTCAGCAATGCTAAGTAGACCAGGATTGATGAAGTAACCACGATCTGTGGAAGGCATACAATTAGGGTTTGCGCTCTTCATCTTGATTTGACCGAACTGAGAGTCAATAATCTCAACCATCCAAGGGATAGTAGTAGTACCATTAACGTTGTAGTCAATTTGCGAAGCTGCACCTGCTGTACGAGTGAAGTTAGCCACGATCAACTCACGAAGACCTGGACCAGCAACCAACCAAAGATCCTGCATGGTTGTATCTTGCCCCCACATAGAAGCAATTTGTGCGCCCATTGCTGCATCATCATAAAGCGCTTTAGTGCCGCTATAGATGGAAGCTAGTGGAGTTACGTAATCGGTTCCGCCACCAAGACCAGTTGCTGGAGTGTTGTTGATAAGAGCGCCGAGGCCGTGTGTTGCGCCACCTACTGGAGCGCCTCCACCTGGAACGTCTGCTGTCTTGTCTTGATCACCGCAAATAACAAACTCTTTGTCAATTGCAACTTCGATTGCAGACTTGTCTGCTGCTCGGATCATGTTTGCAACAACAGCAGAGTCTTCTTGCTCTTGCTCTTTGGTAACTGCGTATTCAACAACTGTGCGTTGAGCTTGACCTTCAAACTCTGCAACATTTGCAAATGCGTCACGACCAACATTGGTGTCAACGCCTTCGACGTGCGGAGTATTTGCAGGCGCTTTAAGCTTGTCCATCAAATTGCGTGGACGCTTGTTTTTGGTTGCTGTGTGATTAAGCAAGCCTGTTACTGGTGTAATATCGGCTGCAAGGAGTTCCGCTGTTTGGCGGAGAGACTCGCGATTACCGACTGTATCTGAATATGATTGTGCCATAATGTTATGTTCTATTTAAGATTCTAATTTGCTGGTCAGCGTCGCGCCGAGCAGCGATTGTTTGCCTCGGATCACTGATGATCTTTTGCAGTTTCTTGACTTTTACACTAACACTGTTCGATCGTTTTGGTTCACGAGCAGCCTTTGTATCTAATGAAACGTTCTCTGTCTTGGACTTGGGAGCCTTGCGCTTGAGCTTCTTGCTGAATTTCTTAGTCTCTGGCACTTTAGTTACTGCCGCACGACCAAGGATCTCAATTAGCTCCTTTGCATACTCTGGGAGGATATTCTTAACCAACTCAAACTTTGGGTTAGACAAAAGAGCTTCATACTCCTTAGCTTCATCTGAGTCGTCCTCGATCCCTAGCTTGCCACGGATTTCTCCAATGACACCATCTGTATCCCCAAGCGTTTCTGAGACTTTTTTGATCTCCGACTTGCGGTTACGCAATGGCTCTAGCTTCTCCTCTTCCCTGTCAATGGCATTGAGCAATTGATCCACAGACATGAACTGGCTTCCGAACATAACTCCAGACTCGTCTTCACCAGTCTTTTCGTTATATTGCTCGACCCGATCAGTAATCAGCTTGCGGTTCCAACCTTTAATGTTGACCTCCGTCTGCTTGATTGCTTCGTCTGCGCTCTCTACTGACCTAATGTTGGCGTATGGATTGTCGCTTGTAACAACATTTGCAGATAACTCCTGCACTTGCTCTTGTAGCTTCTCAATCTCTGCTTTCCGCTCTTTGTCTTGCAAGCGAGCTTTGGTCAGGGCTTTCCCTGCTTTAGCTGATACTTGCTGTGTAAGTGCTTCTAGCTCTTCCTCGTCTAGGTCCTCAATGTCAAATCCTCCATCATCTGAAGGAACGTCTTCCGACTCGTCATCGCTTTCTTCTTCTTCATCCTCATCGACCTCGGGGACTTCGACTTCTTCTTCTTCGTCGTCCTCTTCGTCTTCGGTTTCGGGAGCTTCTGGCTCTGGCTCGTCTTTTAAACCAGTTGCTTTGTCGATTCGCTCCTGTAGGAGGTCTTGTCGGCGCTGCTCTGGTGATTTGTTCTCCTGAATTGCTTCTTCGGAATCAGGGATGTCCGCTTCTAGTGTATCTGTCATATCTACCTATTGGTTTAAATCAGCCAAGGCGGAGGCTGTTAGTGAAATTATAGCACGCGTTGTCCTATCGATTGTCTTTGCGGGAGTGCTTCTTGAAGTTAAACTCCTCCATTAGGTCCGCTGTTAGGAACTGTGCGATTGTCTGGCACTTGTTGCCCAGATACTTATCTGGAGAATACCAGGGCTGTGAAAGCATTTGATCGCGACGATCCTCTAAGTATTCATAGAGGACGCGACCGATCTCTGGATTATCGTTAAGATGCTTTTTAAATTCAGTAAAGTTCACGATTATGCGTTTGATTCTAGGTTCTGGGTTTCCATGTTACCAACACTTGCTGCTTCGGTTCCGTAGATGCCGAACTCAGTGCCGTTCTTCTTTTGTGCAATCGCCATCTCAAGCTGCTTCTTGTATTCTCCAAGGAGGAACATGAATTGAGGATTGGTGAAAAGGATAGATTCAACTTGTCCAGACTGTTGAATTTGTTGTTGCTCTCCCTCATACTCACCGACGACTTGCATACGCAGTTCAGCGGCGTTAGCAGAAGGTGCGCGGGCAATACCAGCAGACATTTGAGCAATATCAGCAAGTGTTTCGTTTTTGATCTTGTCAGTGCCAACTTCAGCGGGCAGCAAGATAGTCTCAGCAGCCATTGGGTCAGCCATCGAAAGTAGGAAGTCAACGACAGCCTCATTATTAACACGACCAGATGTATCTAGCTGTGCTGCTTGAATAATGGTGCGTGACATCTTCTCCATCTTCTCTGGATCGTCATACATGGTGTTAAAGCTTACGGACACATCCATCTCGGTCTCTTCTGAGTCCTTGATGAACTGAACAGGCTCTGGGCGACCAGTAACGCGGAAGAATAGCTCCTCTGGTCCCTTGAGCTTGTACATTTCGTACACTAGCTTCAGAACGTCTTGAGCGAAGGTGAGGTGGCGGTTGATGCCAGCACGTTGCATTTCAATCGACGTAGGGTCCTGTGGATCGTGACCTACTAGGCGATCTGCCTCAGATACGATCTCTTTCTCCAAATTAAACACAGCGCCGAAGTTCGTGTTACGTTGCAGATATGACGGTGCTTGACCAGTGCGCGTGGCATATACGCCACCTGGGCCTGGACGACCATGATCCCACGTTGGCGGCGCAAGCAGGGAAGGACTCACTTCGTAAGCTGAGTTGTCCATGTTTGCGTCTCGGAGAACCTTTTGGTTCTTCTGGCTTGCCTTCAGCAGCTCAGGAACTGTCGGGGCGCTGTATAGTGTACGTGCGTCGTAGCTACGGGACTGCACGATGAAAGGTAATTGGCGCAGACCACTGAGCAGTGTGCGCTTGGCGAATGGAGGTACTTGCCCATCGCTATCACCAAACTCGGGACTCCAGACTGTGAGGTAAATACCCTCTGCTAGATCGTCTCGGTCAATTAAACGCTCAAACGTAAAGACAACATCGATAAGGTCGCGGTCTTCGTCAATTGAAGATGGCTGCCGAGGGTTTGGGATCGAGCTGCTTGTACGAAAGGCGTTAAGTGTGCCACGCTCATTCTCTACTGCCCAGTCTGCCCATTCCTTGTCCCAACCCTCAGAGCTTACGCGACTGAGAATCTCTTGGGAGGTCATTGGCTTGCGCGTGTGACAGCGAGTGGCGTCGCAGAAATTTGTTGTGTAGCTTGGGGCGAAGAACTCTTCATCTGGTGCTAGGACTTGCACTACTGGCTCACCTTGATCCTCAATAGTTACTGGGATTTTTGCTGTTCCAGTTTTGCGCAGTTCGCGAAGTGCTTTCTTTACGCGCTTCTCGTTGATCTCCCACCCTGGGATTGAGTTAAATACTTCCAGTGCTTCCTCTACGCGGTCTTCGTCGGCTAGGATCTCGATGTAGTCATCTGCCTGCTCTGGGAAACTCTTTTGGATCTCCTCTAGGTCGAATACCTTCTCGTAGGAACGCTTAGTGGGGGACTTGTAGTCGCAATACGCCACACGGAGAGACTTCTCTTGTGCGTAATTGTCTGACTTCTCCATTTGCTGCCAGAAGTCTTTAATTCCAGCGTCACGCAGCCACTTCATAAAGGCTGTGACCTCCGCTGAACGTGCTACGTCTTGAATGTTGCGTGGATAGGCACGGATGGACGACTTGCGGAGTGCATTCTCGTTAATGGCGATCTGGGAGGAGATGTGATACTCGGCTAAGTGTACCTCGGTATCGCTAGAGTTCTGAAAGGGAAAAGCTGTCTCGCCAGACTTTTTTAGGTCGGTTGTCTTGCCCTCCCATTGGCAATGGCGGATGTCGGCAGAATCCGAGCATCGTTTGATGAAGTCAGCAAGACTGTCCACATCCTCGTCAAAGGTTTCCTTGAACTGATTGTAGTCGAACTCGTCAAAATATACATCCGACTCATCTCTATCTTGATTTCTATTTATAGCCATTGTTTTCATTTTACCACAGACAGTCCTATTGATTAATTACACCGCACTGACTTGATACCGAGAGACCAACACGCGTGTCAAGCGCTCGCCTAGACTTGACTGAACTCGCTATTTTTGCCAGTCGGTTTTCGTCGTATCCAAGTGAGTCAGCCCAGCCCTCGTCGGTCATAGAGTCGATGTTACCGACCTTATCGTTTCGGATCATGTCGATTGTCGCCCATACGTCGGCGTTGTCCGCTATGAACAGCCTAGACAGCTGGGTATCTGTAGTATGATGTTCCATCTTGATCGACTTTGTTGACCTTGAGTCGTTTGCCGACTTGATTAATAATATGCTTGTGGCGTTTAGGCACTGACACGCGAACCTTTTTGCGTGTATCTGGGTCTTCCGCGAATATAAAGCGAGGATTACCCGTCTGGTGGTGCAGGACGCGAACCGTGACGATTGCTGGTGACGCTTCCTCGATAACCTTGATCTCGCCCTTGATTTGAGCCGTGATCTTGAGAACGCCTGTCGGTAGGATGTATTTGCCGTCTAGGTCTTCTTCTGAACATACAGCAGCTCGTAGCTTGCCAATTGACATCGCTGTGTATGGTTTACCCAGCTGTTCCGCCAGGGACTTGCAGGTTTCGTGTTCTGATTCTGTCATAATTAATATCCTCCCGAGCTAACTAAGCATTTTAGCTTGCCGTTTGAGTAGTGTTCTGGTCCTTGTCCGTAGTTTGCTGTTCGCAGATAGCGAAGACAGTCAATAAAGTCTTTTAGTGCCTCGTCCTTCTTTTTTTGTGCGCTATAGTTAATAATGGCGTAGATTAAATTGCCACAATCCTCGTGTATGAATACGCGCGGCTTGTTTGCTGCGTCGATGGGCAGGTTTACATTGTAATAGAACCAATCGTCAATTGCGGTCAACCCTTGCTCCTCCTGTGAACCCATAGATGGCACATAGTGGAAGTCGTGTGCCGAAAACTGGTCAAATAGGTCGGTATTATCTGCATTTTCGTTAGCGAAGAAGCGGGAGTCACCAATACGCTCGAATGGTTCAATTCCAAGTTCTTTTTCAATGTCTGAGAATAATTTACAGTATCCGACGACATCGTAACCTAATTTCTTGGATGCTGGTCCAAACTTCCAGTATGGATCACCAAACTCAGCCCAAGGTCCATAGGTCTTGCGGTCTGGCCACTCCCTGCGGATGTATATCTCCGTATCTGAGCCCACGCCAGTCACTCCCGCCCACAGGCTAGTGTAGTTACGAGCGCCAGCTGGGTCTACCACTTGATAGCATGTATACTTCTTTTTGTCTGACAGGTCTGGAAACTTGTCATCTGAAAGAACGTGTACGTTTTGACTAAACAGAGGGAACAGAGATGTCATGCTCTTGACTGGAACACCATACGCACGAGTAAGGATCTCGTCCCTAGTGCTGTGTTTTAGCTCCTTTGCGATACGATCATATCCGCCGAACGGATTGAACTCAGAGTGGAAGTATACGATACCTGCATCCTTCTCTGGGCTATATTGCGTCACTGGAACTTCTTCTCCATCCAGCAATGGTGCTTCGCGCGTCTTCCTTGTCTCTGCTCCCTTTAAAAACTCAGCTACGAATGGCGTGTAGCCATCGATGGGCGTAAACGTCAGCATCATCTTGGCGTCCCGCGTAGCTAGGCGGAATCGCATGGTTCGGATTAGGTCTCCGTCTTCTAGGTACTCGTCTGGCCACAGGCCGATGTTGTGCCACTCTGGCGTCTTAGAACCCAGCTCAAGGCCCTCAAACTTACTGCGGTTGGCGATGAACTGGCTGTACGTGTGGAATAGTACCTGTGAGCCGTTAGGTAGGATGAAGGATTGCCCAGTAAAGCCGTTCTTGACGGTGTAGTTCAAATACTCCAGCACACCCTTGGTCTTCACCTTGAACTCTGGCGGTAGATAGCGGTAGACAGCTGATTGCTGCGTCCTGATGGATGCGTCAGCGTCCTGCGCGAAACATACGATGATAGACTTAGGGTTCTCCAGTGCAGCCTTCACGACGCTCCTAGCGCCATACTCAGTTTTGCTCGAGCGATTTCCACCAAAGATCATCAAAGTATCGTAATCCTCGAGCATCTTGTCGGCATACACCCAGCCCTCCAGCGACACACCGAAGTTAAGCGGGTCATCATCAGCATTAGCCACAGCTTCCTCGTGCATCCTGTGCATCTCCATGAGAGCCTTGAGACCCTCTGGCTTTGTAGAGCCGTCAGCATTGAAGCACAGCTTCTTGATCTCTTCGGGAGATGGACCCTTGAGTATTGGATGCGAAGTAAATTTCATGCTAGTCTACGATATTTGCTTCTGGTATTTCCTCTAGCATCTTTCGAGCATACTCCTCAGCCTCGTCTAGCGTGGTCTTGTGTTCGACGACCACACGCTGAATGTTGTTGCCCGTCAGCTTTGAATGAATATCATTGAACGCCTGTAAGCTCTTGCCTTGCTTAAACAGCTCGTTGCCGTCAATCTCAATGTCCCCACTCTCCACACGATCAGAATACTGGTTCTGTGATTTGCGGTAGGTATCTAGTCCTTGGAACAGGACGGATGATATTTCAGATGCCCATGCGTTGCGTATCTCTGACGACTCTGGGTCTGCCATTAGCTCCGTCTGCACATCGTAGTAAAAGTTTTTCGTGATCTTATTCTTGCGCAGGAACGTGCTGACCTCATCTGGCTTCTGGATGATATGCTGTGCGACTAGCGCCCACTTCTTCGGCTCACGTTTACACCATGCACGACCATGCCCAGTGGCTTCCTGTGCATCCCTAAGCTTCTTCGTAATGAAGTTCTTAGTTTCTAGTTGCAATTCCTCACTCATCGTCGTCATCCTCAACTTCACCCCAGATGGCATTATCTAGCATCATCATCTCTTGGGACATATCAATCAGACTGTCAGCGAACAGCATCTTGCCAACGCGCCAATTACTGTAATTGTAACGCAAATCACCGTCTTCGTCAAGGATCGCAAACGCGTAGTTCATTGACCTCTCCGCCAGAAACGCATTAATCTGCTCAATTACTTCATCACTTTCGTCCTGTGTCATTATATTTATTTATTACCTCCATAGATGGTGCGCGACCGAATGCCTGCTGGCAGTTGATCCTTAGGGACCTCCCGCTTGTCCGAAGCCTTGCGGGTATCCTCCTTGATTAACGAGAGATTGCTTCGATACTTAGCGGCATCTCGGTTTAGTGTTCGTGGCTGACTTCCTTTTGTTGACATGGCTATAATTCAATCTCCTCTGTTAGTGCTTCTGCCGTTTCGAGTTCAGCTCGTGTGGCTTCTGCGTTTTGTTTAAATATTGTTTTAATGCAATGAACCGCAAATGGCTCTGATGTCTCACGTAGCAGTATCCTCTCCTGCTCTGCTGCGGAGAGTGTTCTCCACCACCAGCGATTGTATTCCCTGCCCATTTCCTTTACCTTACAACATGTGTCAATAGCTTGACAGACATTGACTTTTGTGGTATAATATGGACTATGAGAGACATACTAAAGGGCAAGTGGCTATACAACCCAGCGTGGTCCATTGACGAAAGCGATGCCGACGAATCTATCTGGGCAGACTCCGCCGTGTCAATGAAGGCTAAGGGGCTGTTTGGCTACATGAGGAGCAAGCCAGCTAACTGGGACTTCTCCTGTAAGCGCATAGCAGGGGACATGAGGGACTCTACGAAGCCTATACAGCTCGCCATGAAGGAACTTGAGGGTAGGGGCTACCTAAGCCGCAACAAGCTCGGTAACGGGCGTCTCACGCACACTACTTCGGCATCCCCGTACATTGGCGTGGAGCCAAGGATCGAGGGGTCACACCTTGACGGATACGATATTCTGATGAACGTTGAGGACTCACTATATTCTTAGATAAAATTATGATTAACCTACTACACGGCGACTGCCTAGAGCAGATGAAAACACTAGATGATAACTCGGTTGACTCCATTGTGAGCGACCCGCCCTACGGCATTAGCTTCATGGCTAAGAAGTGGGACTATGACGTGCCTAGCGTGGAGGTCTGGGAGGAGGCTATGCGCGTGCTGAAGCCTGGGGGTCATGCGCTGATTGCTTGTGGGACTCGGACACAGCACCGAATGGTTGTAAATATCGAGGATGCAGGGTTTGAGATACGGGATGTGGTGAGCTGGATATACGGGTCAGGCTTTCCGAAGAGTCTGAATATCAGCAAGGCGATCGACAAGGCGGCAGGGGCAGAGCGTGAGGTGGTGGGTAGTCGAAAGCTACAAGGCGAAGCCCTCAAGATGAAGGGTGGCAATTTCCTAGTTCACGAAGACAGGGAAGAAACTGACTCAATAGACATCACCGCCCCCGAAACCGAAGCCGCCAAGCAATGGGACGGCTGGGGAACCGCTCTCAAGCCAGCGTGTGAGTTCTTCACTCTATGCCGCAAGCCACTATCGGAGAAGACCATTGCAGCTAACGTGCTGAAGTGGGGGACGGGTGGGATTAACATTGATGGGTGTCGGGTGGGGACGGAGGAACGCTTCAATCCTCCAACTTCTAAAGGAGCAACGGTTGCTATGGGTTCTTTTGAAATGT